ACCCAAGGTAGCCCATCTTCACCGTCAACCGCTGGAGTGTCCAGGAAGCGGATCACAGCGTAACCATTACCAGCCTTATCAACGTCGGGTGACCAAATGCGGTCATCGGCACCCTTCTTCTCTCCGCCACCGCCTGACTGCGATTGCTCAACAGCACGCTTCAACTTGTCAAGAGAAGAACCCTTCTTAAGATTTGATAAACTCATGTTTGTATACTCCGTATGTTTGTATTAAATGTATAGACGATTTATCCACTTTCTTCATCACTATATCATTATATAGTAAACTCAACCAGAAGTCAAGTAATTTTTCAACAAGTTTTTATACTTGTCGACGTTCACGTTCAAAAATGATCCATATTTGCGGATCTTCATTGACGCTTTGGGATAGATGATGTCGTCTTCTATCTTCTTATCCCAAACCTTTATGAAGCCAAGAATGTTGTTTAGAATTACCATGGTCTCTATTGTAACATCTTTCTGTTGAAGACATACAAAGAGTCTTGGTAACTGCCCATCATTGACTTCGAATAGTTTGTTGAACTCAGTCGGAACTGGAACAACGCGAGCAAGATCATTCTTAAACGTCTCGCTCATTGATTCTGTAGTGCGCTGCCATTCTGCGTAGATTTTAGCAGCTTCACTAGACACAAGTTTTCTAGACCAACTTGCATTGCCAGCAACAAAATTGGCAACAAGAAAACTCACAGCCTCATCTTCCTTGTACATCCTTGCAAGTTTATGGAAGATGTACTTATCCTTACGACGTTCAAACGCATCTACCGATGATCGAATGTGTCCATCAAAGGTAAAGAAGTTGTAACCCTCGCTAGAGAAATGCAGCTTGATTGCATTGTACAGCTTGTAGAACTCATAGCCATTCATAAATCAGATTGGAAGCCTTGAGCTGCGAGGAAGATACCGTAGTTCCATTGCTTCGCCTTCTATGATACTCTTCAATGAATCGTTGATGAGTGTAGCTGCCATTTCAATTTCAAGGTTATGATCTTCACAATAAGTTGCAATAGTATCCATATGATCTGTGCCAGCTTCCATTGCCAAGCGCATGATCATCATTGAGAACTGATTCTTTTCTTCTCTACTTGCCATCCTTTAACCTCTCTGAATAGAACACATGTCGACCAATCTGGGAAACATACTTCTTGCTATCAGCCCAAGCAGGGTCAACATAGTCAGCATGAAAATGCGTCGCATTACCTATTATACCGTACTTCTTCCTAGAAATCAAAATGTTCTCAGCAATCTTCTTTGACTCAACCCAATTCTTCATTGAGTTGATTGCCTTCTTCGGCGAGCAAACCCAAGAGAACTGACAGATGCCATTGCTCTTCTGAGTGACAACACCGCAGACTGTCTTGGCATATCCTTTCTTAACACGGTTCATTGTCACTTCAGCAACAGCAATCTTACCAGCGTTTGGTTCTGAGCCAGCTTCGTAGTAGATGTTCTGAGTGAGGCACTGAACTTCTTTCTGTACTGTCTGTTGCTTTGCATACGCAACCTTATACACACCCATCTGTTCAGTTAAATCAGCAATCTCTGATTTGAGTGCTTGTTCCTTGGCAATATGTTCATCAAGATTTCTTTGCATCGTCACTAGCGTATGCATTGGCACGACAACAATCAGAAAGATTAGAGATAACAAACCACCAAAGCGAAGAAGTAGATCGTGGTTCTTGTCAATGTAGTTTTGTACTGCCTTCATGTTACACTCCCATTTATGCAGTGGAAAGAAAAGGTTGGTGGCTGTTACACCACCAACCCTGACCTTTCTGTTACCAAGCGGTCAACTCTGGTAATCTCAATCTGCCTCAGGCAGCGAGAGCCATGTCGTAATTGCTATCATTTGCATTTACTTTGTTTTATGCTGATTACGTCAGTCATCTTTCGAGCGCACTTTGTCTATTACTTACCCTGTCGAAACTACGCACCCCCATAGATGACCCCAGCTGGTGCGCTTCTAGAAGAGAGGCGTCTGGGGTACTTTAAATTGGTGGAGATGGGGGAGAGTCGCACTCCCCGTCCAGAATACCTTTACCTAAGTGTTTACGCTGTTATAATACTTATCGATGTAAGTCTGCAAATTATTCCTATGAATATTTAGCTCATCTCCACTAATTTTCAGAGTCTGGCAGAAATTAGCGGTATCTACGCCGATCAGGACGATAACTTGCGTGATCGGGATCCAAGTCATCTCGGTAAACATCTCAGCATAAGCTGCACACTGCATAAAGTAACTGCCAATGTTCTCTTTCTTCTTGAGCCGAATAGAAGTCTTGAAGTCAATGACCGAGAGCACTCCATTGTGCTCGGCGATGCAGTCAACCGTTCCTGCCAGCTTCAGCTTGTGTGAGAATAGCGGAGTCTCTAGGCAGTGAATGTTATCGATCTTCTTTAGTTCTTCCTTCATACGAACAAACAAAGTCTTGACGTTCGGCATCATCTGATGCTCAGTCATGTCTTCGTTCTTCAGATACTTCTCAATGGCAGCATGAACACCAGTTCCGCGAGTCGTAGCTGTGCGAGAGATCTGATTAGCTTTCTCTTCACCAACTCGCTTGCGCCACTCCATGATTCCTTCCTTGCCATGTTCAGCAAGCACCGTAGTCACCGATGCATACTTTTCGCCTGTTGGGGTGACGTATCGCCGAGTGCCCTCAACCTCTTCGCGGAGAAGTTTAGGAAAGTTATGTCCAACGTGATTAAACATGATAAAGGAGTTCCATAATATCAAGAGCGCAATCGTTTTGCGGAATGTGCTTCACAACATGCAGATCAGCTGGAATCAAAGCATACCCACCCTTTGACTCGGAGGCAAGAAGATCGATCGCCGTGCGTACATCACGCCACATGTTATACCTGACAAGAGGCTCTTGACCAATAGAACGGCAGAGACTATCCCAACACATCTGGTCTAGCGAACCACGTGCCCAAACAATCTGATTGGGTCCACCGTGTGCATTGATGTAAGAATTAATCTTAGCAATCCCTTCAGCTATAGAAAGATCATCAGGCTTGGCATAGAGAGACATTTCCTTCGCCATCTCAGACTGCTTGATCCACCATTCCTTGGTTCCAGTAGTGTCAACTCGACCCAAGTCTCGCTGTTCAATCGCATTGAACTTCACAAAGCAAGAGGTCATCACATAGCGATTGTATTCAGAGACCAAGTTTTCAGTAGAGCGATCTTCGATTGCATCAGAGAAATCGAAGTAAGTGATCGCGGCTGACAAGACTATGCTAGTCGATTCAGTCCCAAGCGTCTCAATATCAAACATCATCATATTATAGTATTCCTTTCATCATAGCCGACATAGTCTATTATACTATAGTCAAGAGCAAAAGTCAAGCATTTTGTTGCGACTCAAATTTGTCAACGGCGATCAGGAAGTCCTTGACCAAGCTGCTTCTTACGATGTCTTCAGTCGTAAACTCTACACTGGTAAAAGAAGGCATCGTCTTGGCGATCTCATGGAACTTCCACAGCCCAGACTTGTCTGCTGCCTTGCGGTATAGGTCAGTCTGCCTGTAATCGCCGCAGAAGATGATTTTAGAACGATACCCAACTCTTGTCATAATCGTTGACAGTTCTTCCCAGTTCATGTTCTGGCATTCGTCGACAATAATAATCGAATCGTCGAAAGACATACCACGAATGAAACTTGTAGAGATGAACTCAATTCGACCCTGTTCTTTCAGATACTCATAGGCATCACGACGATTGAACAGAGTGTGATAGATTTGCATATAAGGCTGTTCATACAGGCTCATCTTTTCTTCTAGCGATCCAGGCGTAAAGCCGACATCGCGAGACTGAACAGCAGAACGAACAATAACAACACGCTTAAAGGAACTGTTCTTGTCAAAAACTTCTTCGATCGCCTTATAGCAAGCAATAAAAGACTTTCCTGTACCAGCAGAACCAGTAAGCATAAGGAAATAATCACCACGTGTATAGGCATCAAAGAACTTCTTTTGGTTTTCTGTTAGTGGAGAGAATGTTCGAAGTTCACTGGGCTTGACCCTTGGTAGAACTTTCTTTTCTTCTCCTTCAACTTCAATGATTGTATTGCTTGCTGTTTTTCTTTTGTTAGACAAGTTGCCTCTCTTTAACTGCTTTGAAACGCATTGTGCTTCTTAAGAACCTGATCGGTCTTGATGCGCTTGCTAGTTTTCTTGAGCACTTTATCGGCAAGAGGACTGCGAGGATTCTGTTCTGCAATCTTATGCATAACTTCTTTCCAAGTATTGTCGGTCTTCTTGCCTGCCATGTCACCAGTGCCACTGTAACTGAACAGCGGAGCACTGCTATGGTATCTTTCTAGGTGCTTATTGTTGGTTTTAAACTCATCATAAGCGGAAATCGACATTGTATATTCTTCAATCTTCTTGGTCTTTTTATTCAAGAATTCGTATGTAGGCACAGGTTATTCCTCAGTATGTCTCACAACACTTCCGTTCGGTTGCACGTGATAGGCTTTAAATTCCACATCAGGATGATCTTTCTTAAGAGCAAGAAAATGCTTTAGATTATCCTTACTGTCATCATATAGAGTTGCACGTTTGTGTGCACCAGCTGTAATTTCTTTGCTGATGATGCGTGCCTTTTTCTCAGCTACAGTCCCTTCGCTCTTATCATTGCCAGCGCGATGAAC